CGGCTTGGGCTGGTGGATCCGGAGCAGAACGATCTTCTGCAGCTTGTCGAGGAACGGAATGTCCGCGTCCGGGGCGGCCTGGATGACGGCGATGGCCGGCACGAGGGCCTGTAGGCCCGCGAGCATCGAGTCCGGGACGTCGGTCTTTCCAGCGGCCATCGACTAGGGGCGAACGTCGACGGGGCGGTTGTTGGCCGGGGCCTTGGCGTCGAGCTCGGACCCGTAGCGGCTGGCCGTCTGGCCCTGCTGCTTCACCTGGGTACGACCGACCTTGGATCCCTGACTGGTGGGCTGGTCTGCCATGTTCACTCTCTCTCGTCTCGGTACTGCACGTCTGGTTGAGGTAGGCCGGCCGGTGGACTGTGACCCGGGCCGGCCGGCCCATCCTCATCGGCTACTTGCGGCCGTGCCGCTTGCCGCCCCGCTTGTGTCCTCGAGCCATCTTGCCACCCCCTTTCTTCGGATGCCTCCGGGCGTTCGAGAGACTGGCTGCCACCGCCTGCTTCTGCGGGTAGCCGGCTCCCATCATCTCGGAGATGTTGGACGACACGACGGAACGGGACTTGCCCGGCGACAGTGGCACGTCTAGCGACGGCCCTTCCGCTTGTTGTTCCGCTTCATCGACTTAACCGCCTTCTTGCCGGACGGCTTCTTGGTGATGATGTCCGCGAACGAGTTGCCCATCTCAGTCTCCGTCCAGATCGGTGTCGTCGGCCCAGGGGTCCCCGATGAGCACCGGACAGTCCCCACCGAACCGGGGATCTCCGTCCTTGGCGCTCGGGGGCCGGTAGCCGGGCCCGTTGCCGTTGGACCGCATCCGAGCTCCGGTGACCGTGATCGGGGGCCGTCCGTTTTGCGTCATGCCGTCAGTCTGTCCCTTCTGCGCTTTCGGTGCAAGCACCCTCTATCGAGGAGCGGGCGGCGCCACCACGGCGTTGTTCTGACGGCCGACGTAGCCGTTCCACGGGCCCCACCCACCGATGGCGATGTCGACGAGGTAGGCCAGGAACGCGGCCATGAACCAGATGTACCACTGGACGGTGAACAGAGTCCCGGCGGTTGCCGCGGCGGCGACGATGCCGAACACGATCAGAACGATTGCTGCAATAAGGAACAGGGATAGTCGCATACTCGGAGTCTCCCACGTTTGCAAGTTGCAAGCACTGTTCCTCGCGCGCGCATCAGTTACCGCGGACGTTCCCCTGGACTGTCGCGGGTAGCGATCGGTCGTTCCACTCGAGGGCAAGCCGGCCGTAGGCCGGTGCGCCAGCGCCGTTCCCCGCTCGGCTGCGCCTCGCTCAGACGGACCCCGTCGACCCTCAGCCATTTCTCAGGCTCGCATCCTCCGCGGGGCGCCTTGCCAGGGGCGCGTGGGCGTGGTCCTCGTCTGACGAGTGTTGACACCGGGGGTGAGCCGGGGGCATGGGGCGTTTCAGAGGGTGGTCGTCTCTGTCCCATCCAGCGTGTATCCTGCTGGTGGATCCATTTGGCGATGAGGTCCTTCTGGCGCACCCCTCGGTTTCCGACCGGGGGGTGCTCCGCGTATGGTGCTACTGGTCAGTGTTCGTGCCCAGTCCCGGGTCCTTTCGCTTGTCCCTTGGCCGCCGATGCAGCGGCCGCCTGGGCCATCGCCTGCTGCTGCATCCGTTGGACGATGTCCTCCCAGTCGGCCACCTGGTGCGCCTGTAGGACGTACTGGGTGTCGACGGCCTTCATGGCGAACAGGGCGTCGGCCTCGGCAATCCGGGCCTGCCTCGAGGTCGGTCGGTCGGAGCCGGCCGAGACGTTGAGGGCGAACGTGAGCGGGGTCATCTCGTACTTGCCCGACTCCGTGTTGCGCGACGGCGAGTAGAAGTGTCGGGCGGCGAGGAGCAGGGAGGTCCCGATCCCCTTGTCTCCGACGATGGCGACCACCCGGGGGGTCGTGTAGTTCTGCGCGACGAGATGGCAGAGGAGCATCCCGGAGACGGACAGGGCCAGTTCCATGTTCCGCTGGCTGGCCCGGATCGACACGAACCCGGCCTCCTGGGCACTCTGCATCGTCTGTGCGGCCTGCCGGCCCGTGGACAGGGCCCCCTTCTGCGCCTGGGACAGACCGGAGATGTTCTCCATGATCTGCCGCCACAGGTTGATGAGGCCCATCACGTCGCCCGACATCGAGGGCGGTGGGAGCCATTGGGGCTTCGCCCCCTGGGTGTTGGCCACGGCCGAGTCCATCGTCAGCCGGAGGCCGGCCCGGTTGATGATCTGCGTCCGGTTGAGGCCGGAGTTGGCCACGTCCATGAAGATCGGGTTACCGGTGAGCTCGGCGTTCTGCTGCATGGCGGTGAGCAGACGGTCGATGGCCACCTGGCACGGGGCCAGGTAGGAGACGATGGGCACCGGCCAGAACTCGCCCGTCTCGTCGTCGACGTACCTCGAGTACGGGTGGTGGTTGTGCTGCCAGAGCTCGGATGCCGTGGTGTCCAACAGGACGTGGCGGCCGGTGTAGATGATGACCCGCCACTCGTCACTGACCACCGTCTCCGTCTCACCGAGCAGGGGGTCGGTCGTCTCCCGCTCCTGGGTCACGTTCTCCCGGATCCAGCACTCGTAGATGTTCACCCCCTGGGTGGTCACCTGGTCGGTGTTCTGCGTGCCCTGGCCGGGCCGGCCCCACGGGGTCCCCTCGTTGCCGGGGATGTTCCCGGGCACCACCATGCGGTCGGCCATGTTGGCGTTCTGCTTGGGCCGCATCGGCAGGGCCCCGGAGTCCCCGGTCATCACGGCCTCCTCGATGATGGCGTGGGCCGTCTCGGGGAACTTCCGCTCGATCTCGTCGAATGACATTCTCCGGACCTCGAACAGATAGGCCAGGTCGTCCATCGACGTCGCCTCGGGGTTCGGGTAGATCATCCACGGATCCACCCGCTTGAGGGTGACGTCGCCCATCCCCTCGAACAGACCGGAGTCCCAGCACGCCTTGAAGATGCCGGCGCCGCAGATGGCCGAGTCCCACAGGACGAGGGACTGTTCCCGGAACCACCCCTGCACCTTCCACGCCGAGCCCAACAGGAGCTCCATGTGGTGACCGATCTTGGACTCGTACTGGGCGTACTGGCTGTATGGATCGACGGCCGGCACGACGTTGAAGTCAATGGCCTGGTCGGTCATCCACGCAATACGGTTGCGGATAATGGGGTATATCTCGGAGTCCTTCACCCCCGACCCCGGCCTGGTGGATGAGCCATTCGACCGGTTGAACGTGAGCCGGTAGTTGCGGACCCATTCGGCGTGACGGGCCGCCTTGGCATCCTTGGCCAGCTGGTAGAGCTCGTCGAGCTTCTGCGTGAGCAGGTACGCCTCGAGCTCCTCGATCTCCTTCATATCCGGGTCGATCAGTGTCACAGCGGTAGCCCTGCTTTCGCTCGTTCCTCCGTCATGGCGGCCACGTCGGCGTCGGTGATCCCGCACGCCTCTCGGTCGCCGTAGTCGACGGGCTGGATGTCGACGTCCATGCCGAGCTCCCGGGACTGGCGCTCGGACTCCCGGGCCATCTCGGAGCGGAGCTCCCCCATCGAGCCCACGTACTTGCCCACGGACGGGTTGTAGCCACCGGTGAACGAGGACCGGATCATCCGGAACCCATACCGCCGGGGGGCGTTGGCGCCGCACTCGCACGGCTCGTTGTCGGCCCGCCGGAGGGACTCGAACCGGGCCCCGCACACCCGACACCCGTACTCATAGAGGGGCATCAGTAGTACCCTCCGTCGTCCATCGCCTGCCAGAACGGGACGCCTCCGATGTCATTGGTCCGGTTGACGGATGGCGCCGGCGGCTCGAACACGTTCCCCTCGAGCTCCATCCGGTAGGACTGGAACATCTCCTGGTAGTCCCGTCCGGACTCGAGCTCGAGGCAGATCGTCCCGACCGCGATGGCCAGGGACGTGACCGCATCGTCCTTGCCGTGCTCAGAGGCCGGGCCCAGTTCGCCATACCGCAACGATACATAGTTGGCCATCTGGTCGTAGGTGACCTCGTCGTGGAGGGTCAGCATCTTCTGGCCCAGCTTGTCGATGATGAAGGCCACGGCCATCTGCTTGCGCTGCCAGTTCATTGACCACCCGAACGAGTTGGTCATCGACCCCGGGAGACGGTCGGCCTGCCGGTAGCGCCACACGTTCGGGTAGAACATCTTGGACGTCAGGATGTTGATGCTCGAGAGGCCGCCCCCCTCGATCTCGCAGTTGACCGTGGCCGTGTTGTAGTAGTACCCCAACTCGGCCAGGCGGTCCGCGAACGCTACGGGCTCACAGTGGCCATGCCAGACGGCCACCTGCTCGAACGTGTGACGGTTGAGCACCTGGATACAGGCCGGGTCCCCCCACGTCGTCCGGGTCGGGTCGCCGGCCACCACATATTTCTGGCTCGGGTGGGGATGCTTGAAGATGGTCAGCCGCTCGGTCGCGTCCTTGTGGAACACCCCCTGGGGCTTGGTCGGGTCCCGGATGGGGGAGATGAACCCCTGGGATCCCTTCCGGTAGTCGTAGCACTCGTCGAGCCGGTCGAGCGGGAAGATGTTCCGGCCGGTGGTCAAGAACGCCTCGTGGTCGTCGTTGGGGTACTCCTGTTGGAACTTGGAGACGTCGTTGCCACACTTGTTCCGGATGCACCACCGGCGCCATGCCAGCTGCGGGAGGCCGATGCCGTCGAACTTCTTGGTCATCTCCCGCTCGTCCTTGGTCAGCTGGTCGTAGGTCAAGGTCGTGTCGGGGAACGAATACTCGTCGTGGAGGAACCAGGGGAAGAACATGGCGATGTAGTCCGAGTCGCCGGCCTTGGCGGCGAACCACTCCTGGTGGAACCAGTTGCCGGCGCCGTTGGCCGTGGACTCGAGGATGACGATGGTCCCGGGCTTGTCGGGGACGGCCTGCTTGAGCGAGAGCATGAGGCCCTCCGGGTCCGGGTAGAACGCAACCTCGGAACAGTGGACGGCGTGGATGGTCTGCCCACGGCCGACCTCCTGGCCCTTGGCCGTGGCGATCTTCATGCTCGAGCCCGTCTCGTTCCACGCGAGCCGGCGCACCGACTTGTGGGACTCCGTGAACAGGCTCCGGTAGGGCCAGTTGTCCCACATGAGCTTGGTCATCTCGAACAGGTACTCCGAGTCGGCCGTCGACTTGGAGAGCACGAGGCTGTTGGCGCCGGGGTACATGAAGCACCAGTTGAGCAGGACGGCCTCGGACACCGTGGAGATGCCCAGCTGCCGTCCCTTGAGCACGATGATCCGGATGGGCTTGCCGGCGTCGAGGAGATCTTGGATCTTGGCGGCGAACTGCTTCTGCGCCCAGGCAAAGGCCGTCGTCAGATCCAACGGCTCAATCGTCAGGTCTTTCGTCTTGATCTTCATCTGTCGCAGTAGAGGCGACAAACGCGTCCGGGTCGGCGCCGGCCAGGTCGTCGTCACCGACACCCGCCATCTCCCCCATGAGGTTGAGGAGCTCGTTCCTCATGGTGCCGATCGTCTCCGGTGACTGGCGGGCCGTCAGCGACATCGTCTTGGACAGGATGGCCATGACGAACCGGGACCGCACGTTGTACGGCGCCTCGTGGATCATGAACCGGGCCTGGTCGAGCGCCTGCCATTGCATGTTGGCCATCGCCTCGGAGAGCTCGGCCGCACCGTACTTCTCCACCCGGAGCTCGTTCAGCCGGTCCCGCACCACGAACGGGTCGATGGTGAACGCCTTGGCCACGGCCGTCGCCGGCACGCCGACCTCGAGCAGACGGTCGACGATCGTCGCGAACTCCTCCTCCGAGATCATCCATGACTCTGTTTCTCGACTCGCACTTGTAGGGCACAGGCGTAGGCGTCCTTCATCGCCACGGCTTGATCGGATGAGTCCTCCGGGACGAGCAACACGATACGGCACTCCCCGCCGGGAAGGAACTTGAGCTCGTGCAGGCGGGCCTCGAACGTGGCCTCGTCGAACGTGGTGGCCCCAGTCACCCGGCCTCGGGTGCCGGCCATCCGGGGGGGCAGGGACACTCCCAGGATCCGCTGGCCCTCCGTGGTGCCGGCGTACTCCCGAACGGCGTCGACGTCTATCGGGGTTCCGGCTCCGGCTCGGAGTCTTGCTGCAGCTGCTCCGAAGGACTTGGCCAGGTTGCCGCCTCCTCGGCCTCCCGGACCAGGTTCCACCGGATCGTGTCCGGCAGGCCGTTCCAGACGTCGTCGGGCGTCAGCGGTATCTCGCTCGGACTCTCGCTCACGGGCGGCGGCGAGGTCGGCGGGAGTGGCCTCCCCAGCAGGAGCGTCTCCGTCAGACCCGTCACCGATCCCACGATGGCCGCCGACTGGCCGATCATCCGTTCCATCGCCCGCTGCGCCGACTCCACCTGGTGCCGTGCCGAAATCGAGTGCTGGCCTCCCGAGTCCATCGTCCACCAGATCACCACCAGGGTCGTCGCGACCGAAGCCAAGCAGATCATCGTGAGGCAGACCGCCAAGATCGTCGTCGAGGTCATCGGGCCATCCGGACATCAGGCACGGGCTCGAGCACGGCCGGCCATCGGGGGGGGAATCTTCTCGATGACGCGCTGGACGCTGCGATCTCCCATGCGCCGCATCCTGTCATGACGGGGGGATCCTGGTCAACTACCCCCGGCCCGTACCGTCCGGGCCGCTCGGTACGCCGGAAAACGATCGCTCTGCGTCTCACTTTGGGCCCGGACCGCCCAAATGAAGAC